CGATCGGCGTCGATGACGACCGGGACCTGAAGATCTTCGGCATCAAGGCGCACTTCGACGTGCGCGCCGACGTCGAGCGGCTGCCGTTCGTGGACGGCTACGCCGACACGGTGTTCAGCTCGCACACACTCGAGCACATCGTCGACTACAGGGCGGCGCTCACCGAGTGGTGGCGCGTGGTGAAGCCGGGCGGCTATCTGGTGCTCTACCTGCCGCATGCGGACTGGTATCCGAACCGCGGCATGCCGGGCAGCAATCCGGACCACAAGCATGACTTCCGGAACGACGATGTAACCAAAGCCATGCTCGCTGCGGCGCGCGGCCAGGCTTGGCGGCAGATTGCAGACGAAGTGCGAAGCGGTGGCATGGAATATTCCTTCCTGCAGATCTATCAGAAGATCGGCGGGGATGCCTGCTACGTTTATCAGGCCAATCAGAGCCCGGAGAAAACCATCGCCCTAGTCAGCATCGGCGCGCATGGCGACGCGCTCTGGACCTCGGCGCTGCTGCCCCACTTCAAGCGCGAGGGCTGGCACGTCACGGTGTACGTGGCCGAGGAGGGCGAAGCGGCGCTCAAGGCCGACCCGCACATCGACCGGCTGGTCGTGCAGCCGAAGAAGCTCTTCGGCGAGGGCGGCGAGGAGGTGGTCTGGCAGTGCGCCTACTGGCTGCACGAGGAGAAGAAGTACGATCGCTTCATCAACCTGACCGGCTGCGTGGAGCGCAACCTCCTCGCGCACCAGAGCGATTGGCGCTTCTACTTCGCGAAATGGCAGCGCGATCTGGTGATGAACGGCAACTACCTCGAGGCGCTGCACGCCTGGGCGGGCGTGCCGTTCGATCCGCGGACCGTGCGCGTGCGTTTCTATCCGACTGAGGAAGAGCGGGCCTGGGCGCTCGCCGAGCGTGTCAAGTATCCGGGCGCGCTGGTGATGATCAACCCGTCGGGGTCGAGCCTGCCAAAGTTCTGGCCGCACGTGCAGCGCCTGATGGAGCTCCTCGACGCGCAGGGCATCTACAGCCTGGTGGTCGGCGACCCGCGCCACGCCAAGTGGAAGGCGCCGCCGCGCGGCCGCGTCGTCGGCCGCGACTGGGACATCCGCAGGGTGTTCGCCCTGGCGCAGCTCGCCAACGTGGTCGTCGGCACCGAGAGCGCGCTTGTCAACGCGGTCGCCCATGAGCCGATGCTCAAGGTGGTGCTGCTCTCGCACTCCTCGCATGAGAACCTGACTCGCGACTGGGTGAACACCGCGGCGCTCGCCCCGCAGAACCTTGCCTGCTACCCGTGCCACCGCATCCACCAGGACCCGCTGCATTGCTCGATGCCGCGCGGCTTCGCGGCCTGCCAGGACGCGGCGACGGCGGAAGAAGTATTCGCCCTGTGCCAGGAATGGCTCGCGCGCATGCGGGAGGCCGCCTGATGGGCTCGCTCGCGCATTTCAGCCTGGCGGCGATCGCGGAGGTCCACGGCCTGCGCTCTTTCGTCGAGACCGGCACGGGCGACGGCACGGGCGTCGCGCAGGCGCTCGCGGCGGGCTTCCCGACGATCTACTCGATCGAGCTCGTGCCCGCGCTCGCGGCGGCCGCCCGGGCGCGCTTCGCCGGCGAGCCGCGCGTGACGATCGAGGAAGGCGACAGCGCCGAGTGCCTCGAGGCGCTCGTGCCGCGGCTGCCGAGCGGCCCGGCGTTCTTCTGGCTCGACGCGCACTTTCCAGGCGCCGACTATCGCCTGGGCGGCTATGCCGACGAGGGCGACGCCGGGCGGCGCCTGCCGCTCGAGCGCGAGGTGGCGGTGCTCGCGCGCCTGCGCGCCGGCTGCGGCGACGTGCTGGTGATCGACGACGCGCGCATCTACCAGCCCGGGCCATACGCCGCGGGCGACCTGCCGGCGGACTGGCCGGCGCTCGCCGGCGTGACGCGCTCGCTCGACTTCGTGCGCGCCGCCTTCGGCCGCACGCACGGCGTGGTCGTCGATTACGCCGACCAAGGCTACGTGATGGTGGTGCCCCATGCCCGACATGCTCCTGCTTGAACCGACCCCGCGGCCCGCTTGCCTCGTCAGCGAGGACGCCCTGAACGAGCTCGCCCAGGCGGCCTGGCGCGCGCCGGCAGGCGACTTCGTCGAGGTGGGCGTCTACAAGGGCGGCAGCGCCTGGGTGCTGGGCGGCGTGGCGCGCGAGCGCGGCCGCGCGCTCTGGCTCTTCGACACCTTCGCCGGCATGCCGCACGCCGAGCCGCTCGACGTGCACCAGAAGGGCGAATTCGCCGATACCTCGGCCGAGGCGGTGCAGCGCGCCATCCCGGACGCGCGCCTGGTGGTGGGCGTGTTCCCCAAGACCCTCAAGGAGGCCGAGGCGGAGGGCCTCGCGCGCATCGCGCTCGCCCACATCGACTGCGACCAGTACCGCAGCGTCAAGGCCTGCTGCGAGCGCCTGGCACCGCTCATGGCACCGGGCGGGCTGATGGTGTTCGACGACTACGTGCCGCTCGCCGGGGCGCGCAAGGCGGTGGACGAGGCCTTCGGCGCGCGCGTGCGGGTGAGCCCGGCCGGGCGCGCCTGGGTGCACTTCTAGTCCAGACATATGTACGGCCAGGCCGACCTCGACGCCGCCTACGCGAGCGAACTCGCCGAGGACGCGACCTATGACGGCGCGACGGCGGTCCGGGTGTTTTTCGACGCCGCCTACCAGGAGGCGCTCGGCATGGCGGGCACGAACCCCGTCGCCCTGGGCAAGGCCTCGGACTTCCCGGCCGCCGCGGTGGGCAAGACGCTCCTCGTCAGCGGGGTGACCTACACCATCCGCAACCGCGAGCCGGTCGACGACGGGGCGCTGGTGCGGCTGCAACTGGAGGCTTGATGCACGTCCGCAAGAGCATCCGCGATGCGGTCGTGACGGCGCTGACGGGCCTCACCACGACGGGCTCGAGGGTATTTCCCGGCCGCATCTATCCACTGCAGGAGGCGGAACTGCCAGGGCTCACCGTCTATACGGATGACGAGCCGGTGCGGGTGGGCGGTGCCGGGCCGAGCGGGCATCTCGAGCGCGACTTGCAGGTGGTGGTCGAGGCCTCGTTCAAGGACACGGCGAGCCTGGACGATCTCGGCGACACGATCCTCGAGGAGGTCGAGACGGCGCTCGGTGCGCCCGGGCTCGACCTGGGCGGCGCGAAGCGCATCCGCCTTTCCGGCATCGAATTCGATCGCGACCGCGAGGGCGACAAGCCGGCCGCGCGCATGCGCATGACCTTGACGGCTCCCTACATCACGGCGCCTGGCGCGCCGGCCACTGCTCTTTAGGAGATCACCATGGCGGACGGACACGGCTCGGCCAAGCAGGTACGCTACAAGAAAGAATCGGCCTGGGGCACCGCGCCGGGTGCCACCGGCGCGCAGCTCCTGCGGCGCGTGACGCACGTGCCGAACCTCAAGCGCACCACCGCCGAGTCGGACGAGATCGCCTCGCACCGGCAGCGCACCGGCCTGCGCCTGGGGATGAAGTCGGTCGAGGCGCAGTTTGCCGGCAAGCTCTCGCCGGGGACGTTCAAGGACTTCCTCGCCGACGGCGTGCGCAAGGCCTTCGCCACCGTGACGGCCATCTCCTCGCTCTCGATCACCATCGCCGGGAGCGGGCCGACCTACACGGTGACGCGCAGCGCCGGCTCCTGGCTCACCGACGGCATCAAGCAGGGGCAGGTCGGGCGGCTCACCGCGGGCAGCTTCAACGCGGCGAACCTGAACAAGAACCTGCTCGTGCTCTCGCTCACGGCGACCATCCTCACCGTACTGCCGCTGAACGGCGTGGCGCTCGTGGCCGAGGGACCGGTCAGCTCCGCGACCTGGACGCCGACGGGCAAGGTGACCTATGCGCCTTCGTCGGGCCACACGGACGACTCCTTCGCCTTCGAGGACTGGCACTCCGACATCAACCAGTCGGAGCTCTATCTCGGACTCAAGATAAACGAGCTCGGCCTCTCGATTCCGACCGACGGCAACATCGAGCTCACGATGGCTATGCTCGGCAAGGACATGACCACGGCGACGTCGCAATACTTCACCACCCCGACGGCCGAGACGACCTCCGACATCTGCCACTCGGCGAGCTCGGTGTTCGTGCTCGGCGCTCCCGCCTCGCCCGGGCAGATCGCCTACGTGACCGGGCTCACGCTCTCGGTGAAGAAGAACGCGGCGCCGGATCCGGCGGCCGGCGCGTCGACCTATCAGGCCATCAACCCCGGGCGGATCCTCGTCGACGGCCAGCTCACCGCCTACTTTCCGGACGCGACGCTGCGCGATTACTTCCTCAACGAGACACAGTGCGCGCTCATGGGGGCCTTCGCGAACGGCGCCGGCGCCGCAGCGGACTTCGTGGGCTTCACGGTGCCGCTCCTCAAGTTCACCGGTGCCGACAAGGACGACGGCGACAAGAGCCTGATCCGCACGCTGCCCTTCATGGGCACGTATAACGCCGGCGGCGGCTCCGGCCAGCAGCAGGAGCAGACCTCGCTCTATATCCAGGATTCGCTCGCATGAGCGAGATCCTCGATCTCTCCTCGTTCGACGTCCGGCCGCGGGCCGAGGAAGGCGCCGAGATGCCGCTCCTCGACCCCTCGGGCAACGTCACGAAGGTGGTCTTCCGGGTGCGCGGCATCGACAGCATGGCCTACCAGGAGAAGCTCAAGGCGCAGCTGCGCCGGCGCAAGGAGATCCTGCCGCGCAAGCCCTCCGAGGCGGAGCTCAACGCCGAGACGATCGAGCTTTACGCCACACTCGTGTGCGCGTGGTCGGTCGACGGCAAGCCGGCGGCGCTCATCTTCGAGAAGGGCGAAGCGGCGATGGAATGCACGCCGGCGAACGTCGCGCGCGTGCTCGAGCAGCACTCCTGGATATTCGAGCAGGTCATCGAGTTCGCCGGGAAGCGCGCAAATTTCTTGCCGGGGTCCGCGAGCAGCTGATCGCCTTCGCCCGCCATGAGCGGCGCATGCTGGAGCCGCAGGGCGACGGCCGCACGCGGCGGGCACACCTCGAACACGCCGCCCGATTCAGCGCGCCAGGGGCGGCCGAGGCGCTGGCGGGCCCCGCCCTACCGGAAGAATTCGCCGACCTGTGGATGGGCTTCGTCGAGCTCGGCGTCAGCCGGCCCATGCCGAA